TGGAATCGGTAGACACGTTGGACTTAAAATCCAATGAGGGTCAAACCTCGTACCAGTTCAAGTCTGGTCTGGAGCAAGTTTAGAGGGTTCAGAAAATGAACCCTTTTTTCATGGGTAAATTGTGGGTAATTTTTAATTTGAACAAAATACTAGCTATATGAATTAAGAATTTGAATTGCTTCAAGTTTTCGCTTTGGTGTGGGGTGCATATATCTTTGCGTTGTAACAATTGAGCTATGAGCCATTATCTCCTGAACAACTCTTAAATCAATTCCTTTTTCAACAAGCCTTGTAGCGACTGTATGTCTTAAATCATGGAACCTAAAATTTTTAATTCCTGCTTTTTTGCAAGCATTATTAAAACTTTCTCTTATATCGACATAAGGGCTGCCTGTATCTGGATTAATGAAAACATATTCTCCCTGTTTTGGTAAGTTTTTCAAACTTTCTTTCAGCTTACCGGAGATTGGAAGTTTTATAATCTTTTTACCTTTGTTTTCTTGTTTTAAAACCTCGATAAATCCAAACTCTAAATCAATTTGCTCCCATTTGAGATTTAAAATATTGCCTTTTCTTAACCCTGTTTGTAAAGCCATAGTAACTATAGGTTTTAAATATTCCGGGAGTTCTAAAAACAATCGTATTTCTTCATCTGCTGTCAAATATCGGATTTTATAATTATTTTCGATTAGCATAGAAACACTTTTCATTGGATTTACGCTTATTCTATTATTTTTTATTCCTATGTTAAAAATGGTTTTAAGACAGGCTAAATATCGATTTATATAAGCATTTTTGTATTTTTGATTAAGCATGTATTTTTTAAAATCTTCAATTTTCTCAGCCTGGATTTTGCTTGAATCAGTTTCTGCACCAAAATATTTTTTTAGAACTTTAACTTTTGCAACATCATTTTTGTAATCTTTTTTGTTAGTTTCAGAATATTTCAAAAACAATTCGCAAATTGAATTAAATGATACTTTATCTTTGTTTTTATCGATAAGTCCATTTTGAATTTGTCTTAATTTAAAGCGCTCAGCATCCTCAAGCTCTTTTGCTTCTTTTTGATTTTTTGCGCCATCTAAAAGTTTATGTACTCTTTCGCCTTTTACCATAAACTGGCAATACCATTTGCCGTTTTTAGCCTTGTAGACACTCATCGCCATTAACCCATTTCTCTAAACGCTCACACCGAATACGCACCGCATTACCGCATCTGAAAACAAGTTCAGATGGTATTTGCCCTCGGCGTATCCAGGTTCTGACTGTACTTTCTTTTGTTTTTAAAAAATCCGCAGTTTCTTTTATGGATAATAATTTATTCTGCATTTTATTTCTCCTTTTTCATGTTTCGTCATGAAGTTTTGTAAAGTGATTAAGCAAATAAAAAAGGGTATTTGAGCCACGAACCCTTAAAACGTGTCGGGGCAAGCCAGCATTGCTAACCAAACTACCACACTGAAGGAATACATCCGGTGGAGTGCTTTAAAATTATAAAAAGAGATTTTGTGCCAGGAAACCTCTTAAAACCTGCTATGGTTACACGTGCTACACATAGCCACTGTTCAAACAGGCATACGCCACGACAGCGGGCAAGCTTATTTATTATTCAAAAAATAATGTCGTACAAGCTCAACCTTTGAACTTATATGTAGTTTTTGATAAATATGCTGCAGATGCTGTTTTATTGTGTACAGCGAAACACAAAAATATTTAGCAGCTTCTTTTGTTGTATTTCCGCCATAGGCAAAAAACTCATATATTTGTTGCTCGCGTTTACTTAGTTCTGTTTCCATCCTTTTATCTCTCCTCCTGATATTGCTTAATCTTTGGTTGTACAATATATAAATACACAAATTATTATGGTGGCGCATATTGGAAAAACTATTGAATCACTCATCTTTTTAAACCTCCTCTGGTTCTAAAAGTTTTAAAATTACTAATTGAAAATTATCAACTGTTGGGTCTTTCCAATCTTCTTTGCATTCTTTAAAAATCTTTTTTAAAACACAATCCTTAAAATCTTGACAGGGTCCATGTTCTTTTTTACAATAAACCCCTGCCATATTTGGATTAATAGCAGAGGTCACAATTTGCCCAGCAGGGCAGTTTTTGACTATGTATTTATTCATCTTTCACCTCGTTGGTTATAGTTAGAATCTTATCTATATCCGCATTGACTTCATCAGGGCTATGATAATCTCTGCGGGTTCTTAAATCTGTGGCAGTTTTCTTAATTCTATCAAGCGCTTGTTTATAGCGGTTGACTTCTTTTTTATGCCTATTTTCTTTGTTTACAAGACATAGTTCGTATGCTTCTTTTGATGTTTTTAATTGCTGTTCTTTGCGTTGGAGTTGTTTGTAGTAGCAGTTTGGATAAAATGCACATTCGCACTTAATTTCGCTATGACTATCTACGCAGCGGTTTACATGTTGCAAGGAGTCATAAAAATATGCTTTACATCCTGCAACGTCAACCCCATCAATAATTATTTTATCTGGCATCTTCCACCCCCATAATTCTGCGAACTGCGTGGTAAATCTCAGTACAACCACAACGCTCAGTTAGTTTTTTTAATGCTTTATCTTTAATGGTTTCAATTTTAATAGGAACAATTAGGTCCTCCCACCATCCAGAATATTCGTTGTTGATACATATTAATTCTAATAATCGCCTATCGGTGATTTCGGAGTAATAGTTCTCAATCTTGTTATGTGGACAGGTGTCTTTTTTATCGCATCCACTATTTTTAAAATCTTCAAGTGTTGCATCAGGCTTGCATTCTAAATGGCAAGTTTCGTAGTGGTCGGGTTCAATCCCAAACGCCTTATAAAATTCAAGTTCAGTTTGTGTGGGCATTAGATTTCCTCGCTTTCTGTCTACTTTCTATGTATTTTTGCCATTTATTAGGTATTACTTCAATCAGCAAAACTATCCAAATCCCTGCTATAAATAGAATAGATGCAGCGCATATAATTGCAAAACACAACTTGCAAGATACAATAAATATTTCCATCATCCTTCCAATATCTCCTTAATCTGTTGTATATTCACTCTTTGCGCTTGAACTAATTCTGTGGTTAATTGCGCAAGTGCGCATTCAAATGATTTTTGGTCCTCATAATAATAGGATTTCGCCCAATCTGTTTGTTGTCGATATGTCTTAGTAGCAGGGTCAAAATAACCAGAATATGTGGCACCTTCGCCCCAACGAATATAATTTTTGGTAATATAACAACCTATTAACTTTATAATTTCCAGCTGCTTTTCGGGGGTGAAGGGAGGGTAAACATCTTGCTTAGTTTCATAGTGTTCGCAACTTGCATTACAAAATTCAGAGTCTTTGCAAGTCCACTCGCACATTGTCTTTTTCTTTACTCCAAGCCTTTCCATCATTTCTTCAATCGGGTTCATTGTTGCTCCTTTGCAAGCTCTACTATTTTTCTTATCAATTCATATACAACATTCACCGTAACAGAGTTGCCCGCTATTTTATAAAGCTGGGCATCTGAAATTCCTTCTCTGCCTTTTTTAACCACCTCATCGGAAAAACCTTGCAATCTGAAACATTCAAGCGGGGTTAAACGGCGAATAGAACCAACTGTACCGCAAAATCCTTCAGTTGAAATTTTCGCGTTATAAACATCAATTAAAAGGTTGTTATATTCCCATTGGTTTTTTGTTATTGTAGGACACTCTTTTTTAATTCCGCCTTTATTGTTGCCTCTTGGAAGCTGATATATTTTAAAGCCTTTGTCTTTATTTGTAGTAACAGCAGGAGAAATGCCAGCGGTACTATAAACATTACCGTTTTGCCCCCCTATTGCTAGGATTGATGTTTGTTATACATTTAATAAAATTACCGCTCCAGTTTGCATAATCTCTGGCTTTCAAGGTTGAAGTAATGTTGTATACTTCTTTTTGATTCTCTCCGGTTTTATTATAAAGTTGGCTTGTTTGTCTGATAGGAAATATTTTTCCGATACCGAATTTTCGAGGATAGCCGATAATGAAGACACGTTCTCTGTTTTGTGGAACTGAGAAGTATTTAGAATTAAGTACACCCCATTCGATACTATAAATCCCAATGTCGGAGAGAATTTTAAGTATTGTTTGGAAAGTTTTTCCATTTTCATGATTAAGTAAGCCTTTAACGTTTTCGAGTATAAAATATCGGGGTCTTTTGTCTGATAAAATCCTTGCAACGTCAAAAAACAAAGTGCCTCTGGTGTCTTTAAATCCTTGCCGTTTGCCTGCAATTGAGAAAGCTTGGCAAGGAAATCCTGCAAACAAAATGTTGAAGTCGGGTAACTTTCCAGTATTAATTTTTGTTGCATCATTGAAATATAACTCCTCTGTTGTATTAAATGCTTGTCTATAAAATTTCTCTGCCCATTTATCAATCTCACAATGAGCAACTATTCTTATACCTGCTTTTTCTGCCCCCTGTCGGAACCCACCACCACCAGAAAACAAATCAAATGCTTCTAGTTTCATCCCTACCCCCATACCCAGCCGTCATAGTTGCGGATGGCTTTTATAAAATCTTTTTCATTTGATTTAAAGTTAATAAGCTCACCTAAGATATTTTCTAATGTATCCTGAACAAAACCATTTCTTTTAGGATAGCTAAACGTATCCATACGAAAAGATGAATATTGAAATTCCAACTCCAACAGCTTCACAAAATTTTCAGGGTTTTCAAAGTCGGGGTAAACCTCTTTATAACAGTCAAAACAACCACATTCTTCCATTATCAAACCACATTCATGACACTGTTTTTCTACTTTTTTAGGTTTAATTCCGCACAATTCACATATCTGTTGTGATAATGTTTTTTCTTTAGTCATTTTCTGCCTCAATTCTATCAACCTGACGTTGCGCTTTTTGAAATTTAAGCTCATCAAAATTAAACTTGCCTATTCCATTTCTCTTGAATTGGTCAATAAGCACTTCAACGTCCGCCATTTCCTCCCACATATTCACTTCATCTTTTTTGCTTATTGCAATTAAAAGCTCGCCGATTTCTTCAACAAGCTTGTTAAGCTGGGGGTCATAACCATAATGATTATAAATTTTGTCGATATTGGTTAAATATTTATCATATTCATTCATTTTATCTTTCCTTGTTAAAAAATTCTTTGAATGTATTGTGTCCGTATTGCCCTTTGGTAGCTTCTAAAACTTCAGCAAGGGTCATGTTATCCTTATATTTTTCCTGATTATTTTCAAGATAATTTTCAGTACCAAAACTGCAAGCGCCAGTGATTGTTCTATAAGCTATAACCCAAAAATTAAGCTCGTGAATCTCATCGAATTTTAGGTTTTCATATTTTAAGACATCTCTATCTGAGGTTTTGAATAACCAATCTCTATAAGCCTGTTTAATGGTTTTGCCATGGGCAGAGACATTGTCTTTGGTGAAAATAAAAGCAAATTTTAAGCCAATTTTCACTTTTAAAATGTTTTTAATAGTTTTAACAACTTCACAGAAAATACCATCAATCTTTCTGTATTTGCCATTTTGCCAACTTAATTTCGCTTCTATTGATGATTTAAAATTAAGCATAAACTGGACTGTAGGTTTTTTAACTTTTTGCCATTCGCTTTCTATTATATTTGTGCCTTCGAGCCATAAACCTCCACCAACAGTAAGGTTATCAGGTAATGAACTTATATTTGTGCCTTCGAGGTCTAAATCTCCACCAACAGTAAGGTTATCAGGTAATGAACTTATATTTGTGCCTTCGAGCCATAAATCTCCACCAACAGTAAGGTTATTATCCTCTAAGGTGTAATCACTGCCAATTTTGTTCAGATAATCAATTAATTTCATTTATTTCTCTCCTTTTCTTTAAAAAATATGCAGTTTCCATCCGCACGTCTTGTAACACTTGATTTATCACGTTTGCAACGGATTAAATCCGGGAACATTGTAGCTTCCGAGTTTACGCAATTTTTGCAAATTTGTTCTAAAACCGCTTGTGGAGCTTCATGCCCTGCGTTTTTATTAAGCATATTTCCCTCCAAAATATTTAAAATCCGTGTATTCATCGGTATCAAGCGTATATTCAACATAGTTTGTATCTTGTCCCCAGCGGTCTTTGCCTTTCTTTGGGATACTTTCAATCGGGATATTTTCTTTGTCCCTCAAATCCTTAATCCTTCTGGGTGCTGCGGCAATACCTAGGGCATAAAAACAATCATTAACGGTAACTTTGCCGAATTTTTCAAGGCAATAGAGAATACGCTCACGCTGATTAAGCTTTTTGAGCTTTTGTTTTTCTTCTTCTGTTAAGAACATTGTTTCCTCCCTGGGCGTTTACCCCAAATTTGTTCAACCTTATCCATAACAATGTTTGCTGCTGCTCGGCATTCAGCATAATGAGCTTTAAAGAAGGCTTTATCTTTCCTTGCTTTTAAAACAATAGGGTCAACATCTTCCCACGTTTTTTGTACGCTTTTTGTTCGTGATTTAGATATAGCATAGTTTTTCAGGGTTTTAGGAAAGGGAATTGAATTTGGGGTGCGCCATTTTGTTTCAATAATTTTTTGCAAGTGCGCAAAATCGCAATCTTGCGGCAATTCGTTTTCATAATCTGATTTTAGCTTTAGTTGACGGCTTTCAGGAATATTAAATTTCTCAAAAAGCCACGTAATAAAGCTATCCCGTGTCATTTCGCTTTTCATTTTGTTTTTGCCTTTCAAATTCAGCGTTAAATTTCCTTAAAAATTCGCTGTCGTTATTGTTTTCATGCGAAAGAGAAAGAGAAGAAGCGTTCGTTCGTTCGTCATTTTTTGGATTTTTGGAAAAATAATCGCGCGCATTTACGTTTACGTTTACGTTTTCTTTTTCTTTTTCTTTTTCTTTTGGGGGTACCTCCTGGGGTAGCCCTGGGGTAGCCCTGGGGTAGTCTGGGGGTAGTCTTCCTTAAAAACTTCGTTATAACTGGCTGTTACGTGCCTAAATGACGAAGGATTTTTAATCTTTTGGTGTTTCAAAAAATTATTAATAAGAAAATATTTTTCCCCTTTGTGTTCTCCAAAAGAAATTAAACCATTTTCCTCAAGTTGCAATAAAGCTTCATCTATTTGTTTAATACTTACAGAATCATACGGTAGTATATTGTTTCGCAAATACGCGCTATTCGCTCTACATACGCCCGAATCATCAGCAAAATTCCAAGAGCCGATAAAAAGTAACCTTGCAATAAAATTGCATTTGGCGACTTTTTCATCAGCCCAGAATTCGACCTTTATCATTCTGTTTCTTGCCATATCCTTTATCCTTTTAATTTTTGCTCAAGTATTAAAGTTGAATTACTTCTTTGTGTTTTTGATTCATCGATTTGAAAAAAATAATCTTCTTTTTTCTTCTTTTTGTTTAAAATTTGAAAATAAATGCTTCTTAATATCTTAAGTTCCGCATCACTTATCATATCTGCCTCAAGGTGGAGATAATTTTCTATTTCTACTTGAGACACATTTATTTCCTTAAAGGAATTCAAACATTTTTGTACGGCTTCAGGAAGTTGATAATCATCTTCTTGGATATCATCCTCCCATTTTGTCGCATTTCTTTTGTATCCCTCTGGCAAAAATTCTTTTGGCAGTGCTGGCTTTTTAATGATTTTATATCCCTTTGCGCCAACCTGTTTAACATCTGCCCATATTTCGGGGATATTATATAAATATCTCCCGATTCCCCATTGGACGGCTGCACGTTTCATGGAGCCCGATATACCACCTTTTGTGCCGTCGATATTGGTATCGGCGGCACCGTCATATTTTGTAATCCATTCACCGCTAAAACGGATTGAAATTCCGCATAGCTGGTCTTTATCTTTCCATTCGATAAATTCGTTTTTCCAGTTATTAATACCGACAACTGCATCCAATCTTTTTTGAATGGCGCGATTTGAAACGTAAGGAAGTGCTAAGCCCTTCATTTTTTCTTTTGAAACCGTTTTAACCATCCATTCTATTTCATCAGGACTAAAAGGTTTTTGAAGAGCCTCCATTATTTCTTCAGGTGTTTTCATATCTCAAACCTCATATTTTAGTAATTCTTTATCAATCCATGCAGGAGAATAACAAACAGCATTTTCTTTATCAAAAAGTCCGATTAAATCATCGGGTGCCTGTTCTATTCGCATTTCGATAATTTTGTCTGAATATGCAGGCCATATGTCGTTATCTCTGCATTCCAAAAATTTATTTATTCCGTTATATACGGCTTTTTCGCCCCAAATGGTGTATATCATATCGGGGTTGTATATTTGAGTAATATATGGAGCTTCTTTTTCTTGAACAAGAAAGAAGAAATTTTCAACATCAATCCCGCAAACTGCCTTGATTCCCATTCTATACATTGCAGATTGTATATGATAGCCGTATTTTAGAAAGTTTGATGGAAATATTCTTGGATTAGCCGAATCTGCAGTTTTAAAATCAGGAACATTTTTGCAATCGTAAGGCAGAAAATCGGGCCTGCATTTTAACCACACACCTGTTTTTTCATCCTGCCAAAACAGGCTTAATTCACTTTCACCTTCTTGGGATAGTGCATTATTGGCCTGAGTGTGATTTCTGATAGCTTTTGCCATTGTAACCACCTGATTTAATTCTGATTTTGTTAAATGGATTTGTGCGGGTATTATATTTTCTTTTTCTAAAATATAGGCCATTAAATCCGCTTTCAGCCATTTTTTAACATCAGCACTTGCTCCATATACTGCCTGAATATGGCTTATTAAATCATCCTTTGTATATTCGGAAAATGGATTGTGCCAGTAAACTTTTTCAAAAGCTTCTCTGCCTTCAAGCAGATACATATGGCAAGCTTTTCCAATTTTATACGATGGTTTTTCTTTGTTTTCGCATTCGTCTGATAAATATTTATAATAATATTTTGCAGGACAATCTATCAATGTTTTTAGCCCGCTATTTGATAAGCCAGGCGTTTTATGATAAATTTCATTTGGCATCCCGCGAATTATACAAGGCTCCGATATTTCCATATCCTCTTTATAATCTATAAAGTCTAGCATCTATTCTTCTCCTAACTGTTTGATTAAAAGTTTTTTGGTTTCATTAATAAACTCTTGCCTGGAATTGGGCAAACCAAAGCCTATAATCCATAAGGCAAATAGAAAAAATAAGCCCCATAAAGCCCATTTAATTAGTTTTTTTCATTTTTAAACCTTTCTTATAATTTTGTTTAAATCCCCTTGTAACATTTGTGCAGGGGTAAGGCTATAATATTTTTTGCTTTCCTCCAGTAATTGGCCTAATTTTTTAATATCATCTACAAGGCCTGTACAATCAGGGGTATGTTGGTTTTGTTTGTTCATCATTTCTCCCATAACATTGCTTCATAATATTCGGCCTGCAATTCGGCTTCTCGTATCGGGTCAATATCCTCATATTCTTCAGGGGGTTCTGTGTAGTAATCTTCAAGATGGTTGAAAAATTCTGTTGAACCCCATCTATAGCCGGTTATTTGCATTTCTAGCCTCTCTTTGCTCTTTTTCAAATTCTAATTTATCAATTTCACATAAAGCATCCAGAGCTTTTTCATAACAGATTACAAGTTGCCCTGTTGCGCTTTTTTGATAAAGAGAAAGCTTATTTATCATCTCTTTTACTTCCCAAACTCTTGTTGGGCGGGGTCTTGCAATTGGAAAGAGTTCTACATCGTTTTTAGAATTTTCTACTATTTTGTGCACTGTTTTTGCATCAATACTTACATTCGCATTGATATCAGGGCATATATCGCTGAGTGGTACAACATTGTTCATAATATATAGGTCCTTTCTAATAATTTTTCTAAAGAAAATCCCCGATAAACGGGGACAAGGTCAAATTTGATGGAATCTAAGAAAAACGGGGTGTGTGCCGAAATGTTGTTATGGTGTGCCCCGCAAAGAAAAAAGAGCGGATAGATTTAAGTAATTTAGATATAAAGCTTTAAGTGTGCCTTCCGCAAAAGAAAATCTAATCAGTTTAACTACATATAAAAACGAAAAGCACGGTTAAAGATTTACTTGCTTTGGTTATAGAGGGCTTTTCAGGGCTCTGCCCTCTATGATACGGGAACACTTCAAGAGTGCCTACGCCCATTTGAAAAATTAATTATTGTTATACATCCTTTTTGCTTTTTCTATAAACTCATCCAATGTCAATTCTTCTCTAGGCATTGGCTTTAACGTCCAAAGAAGCCACACTATCATTAGACAAACGCTTAAAGCTCTTGAGCCTATAAAATTGGCGTTTATCCAAAAACTTGAAACCAAAATAAAGAATGAATAGGTATCCTTAATAAACGAAGACCATATATTTTCATGTACCAAGCCTATTCCCTTCTTTGATTTATAATTGTCTAATTCGCAGTTTATCTCTGTATAAATAATTTTCTTCATTTTTCCTCCTTTCCTAAAATCCTTATGGCAACCACCGAGAAAAACTCGGTAGCTGGGTAAAGATTTTAAAATGTGCAGGGCAAAGGGATTTGCACCCTTACCTCGGGCTAATCACACCCTATGTTACAGTCAAAAGAAAAGTGATTAATTTTTCTTTCCGTAACACTCTCCCGTCAGCAGGAGGCTCTGCTATTGAGCTATACCCTACATATAGCCCCGTCTTTCCGGGGTGTCAAAGGTCTCCCCCTTTCGTACTCTATAATATGGGGCAGGCAACAGGTCTTTCCCTGTCGGTCATTACTTTGGAAAAACTCCGAGCCGTAACGCTCTTGGGTCCTTAGATGCTATTATCAAACGGGAAACCCATAACACCAGCCTGTTTATCCCCTCATTGGTTTTATTTTAAGATTTTAAATCAGATGTTCGGTAATTCCGAATAACTGAAAATCTTTTGAACTCTCTGCGGCTAAATTCTACTAAGCCCTTGAATCGGACTGTCGGCAGGTTTGTTCATTCCTGCCCGTCAGGCTTGAAAAACACCTTAATAGGTAGCTCGTCTTATGTTATTCAATTGTAGCCAGCGCCGTTTATAGACATCCCCGCTCCTATTTGCTCATATCATCGCATTGGCTCATATCATCGCCCCGGCGGGTACTGTACATCGGTCGTCTTACGGTATGAAAATAATTTGACAACCCCAAAAGTCATGTGCTACATGTATTTTTGGGAAATGTTGCTGCCATATCCTCCTTTGTAAAAAGAAGGGAGGTAGCAATGAAAAGCAAATTTTTAATGAAAATTGCTTTAACTATTCTAATTTGGCACATGTAGCCAGACTAGTGGGAAGAGGTATAAGTTGGCGCTTATGCCTCTTTTTAATGTCAATATATTTTATTTTTCAATGTGCGATTTTAAGCATCAACAAATACCAGTAGTAAACGGTTCTTTTACTCTGTATTCTGTTGATTTTTTATAACTTATGTTTAAGTTAGAATTGATAAACCAAGAGAAAGAGGCTATGCTGCTTCTTTGTCTTGGCTTTTGAGAAAGTCTGTGAACATCTTTATCGCAAGGGCGTTCATGGATATACCCTTGGAAGCAGCAAGTATTCTAAAAGCTTTCTTTATTTCAGGTGGTAATTTAAGATGTAACATTTATTTAATTCCTTATGAAAGGTGGTAATATTGCTAAATTTTATTTTAGAAACTTTCAAAAATGATGAAAGGTTGGACTTTGTTGTTCTTGATGGCACTAAAGTCAGTAAGGCTGATTTAAAACCCATAACAAGTGAAATTGTTGAAATTCCTGAAAACAAGTTTATTAATCTTCAGGCAGTAAAAGTGGTTGAATTTGGTCACACTCCGACTCCGACAGAGTCAGTAGAACAGCTCCAAAGGCAGGTAGAGGCACTTGGTAAGACGTGGTAGAATTTGGAAAAGCACGACTTTTAAAAACTAAAGATATCTTAAATTCATCCATATACTGAGTACATAAATCTTTGTTTATATAGTCCAGATGTATCAATGTTTTAAGTAATGCTAGAGATAGTTTGGCATTAATCTTGTCGAAATTAGTCTGTTCCTTTTCCATAATTAGTTCCTTTTGTGTACCGATGATATAAATATATCAGATAGTAGAAAATAAGTCAACATTAAAGTAGTAATTAATACAACAATCAATGTAGAAAGTTTAAAAATGAAGCATAGTGAGCTTATGCAAGCTTTACAAAACTTAATAGGTTTTAAACCTCCCGCAAAAGTATTTGTAAAAATGCTAGGTTTTTCGTCTGAAAAAATATTTTATACAAGGGCGCAACGTGACAGCAATTATTCAGAACAAGAGTTGGATAAAATTGAGGAGTTTTATGCTATTAAATTTGAACGTAGCAACATTTCTACTGACTGTGTAGAAATTGAACACATTCACATTAATCCTTCCTGTGGCAAAGGAACAATTGTTTTGGATGAAGCCGAAATCACTCCTGTAAAGCTGGGAAAAGCCATAATAAGCAGTATTTTAAAGATTTCAAGACCCGAATATCTCAAAACCTTCAAAGCCTCAGGGGACAGCATGGAGCCCATAATTGAGGACGGAGATATTCTTCTTGTGGATACAAACCGTACGGATTATCAAAACGGCGGAGTATTTTTAATTACAATAAATAATGATTGGTATGTAAAACGTCTTAGAAAGCGCCTAAGCGGAGAATTGGATATAATTTCAGATAACATCAAATATCCAATGGAAACATTCACGCCTGAAACTCAAATTGATGTTTTTATAAAAGGGAGAGTAATTAAAAATTTAAGCAGGGGGTTATAGTGTGGTGGCTGAAAATTTTAGAAAAATTCATTTGCCATTTAGTATATAAAACTTTAAATGTTGAAGGGCTGGAACAACGTCAAATAGAATTGGATGCAAAAGCCAAAGAAGCTGCCAATAGAGTAAAACAAATAGATGCCGACTACAGGAAGGCATTAGCAAAAAGTGCTGTAACATTAGAAAGAATGAAACAAAAAGAAATAGAAGCAAAAAATCAATTTGAAAGGCAACAACAAAGCATCAAGCTTCAAAAAGAAGACCCTGCATTATTTTTAACTCAATTGCATCATGGGGATTATTTATGGATGACCCAAGATGAATTGCATAAAAAATTTATAGATTTGACTGAGAGAATTGAAACAAGTTTAAATGTTAAATTTTCTCTTAAGCCTTTAGGTTCTTATTGTTCGGAAGAAAATTCAATTGTAGATTCCAATCAAGAATTGATGGATATTGAAGAGCTTAAAGACTATCATAAATTTTTAAATTTCAAAGATATAACTTTGATAATTGAGGCTAAAAAAACCGGACTGAAGAGCAAAAAAGAATATTTCTATAATTCCAAAAACACGAAATGTTCAACCGAGGATATTGTAAAAGAATTTTATAGCGCAAAAGGTTACAATGTTCTTTATACAGAGAATTCGTTTTGGAAGCCGTTAATTATTTTGGCATATGCGGAGGAGATTTGGTCTCAAGATTGGAGCGGGTTTGATTATTCCCCAGATAATATATATGAATCTACAATGTATCAAAATAATAGTGTAATTTTTGAAAAGAAGACGGAGTTTTTAAAAACTTGTGATTTGGCCGAATTCATAAAACAACAAATTTTTTATTTTGGCTTTTTAAATTTTAATGTTTTTAGCTGTATGGGAACAAGTTATATAGAATATATAATAAAATATGGTATGGAGTTTTTGGAAAAAATACCTAGAGAATATTTTATTAAAATTGCAAGTAATTCTATAAAATATTTAGCCAAGTGGGGTAACGGCTTCCCTGATTTAGCCGTATGGAATGACAATGAATTCTTTTTCGTCGAAGTAAAAAGACAACGAGAAAAAATAAGGGAAGCACAAGAAAGGCAAATTGTATTTTTTAGACAAAATAATATACCTATCAAAATCGTTAGAGTTAAGGGTATTTAGTTGACTGAATAAATATGAATTTAAAAGGAGTATAATTTATGAAAGATTTTATTGTTAATTGTGGTAACGGGCTTATTAATTTTTGCGCTTGGCTGTTGTTCATAGTCATTATTTTTGGCGGTATAGGATGTATGTTCACAGATGCCGCTGTTGGCTCCGGTATTTTGATTGGAGGGCTTATAGTATTTATTTTATCTTTTTATTTCCTCTATATGTTGATGGACATAAGAGACAGTTTGATAGAAATAAAAAATAATACAGAAAGTGTGCAAGCTGCACCTTCTGGAAAACAAGGAACACCCCGATATTGTAAAAAATGCGGCACAAAATACAATGAAAACGATGAAGCCTGCCCGCACTGTGGTGATACAAGAATAATGTAACGATATTTGGAGAATTTGTTTTCGATTAGTATACTTATTAAGGATAGGGAATTATTATTTGGGGATATGAGTTTAAGCGAGTTTAGTATAGTTGATATTTATTCGCTATTGGTGACAATTGTTGCAACATTGTTTGCGATATTTTCTCTTGCTTTAACGTGTGTAGGATATATAAAATTTAAGCATGTAGATAAAATTGTCCAAGATAAGCTAAAAGAAGAAATGAACAATTTTAGAGGTGTCTTGCAGGATGAACTGGTAAATATTCAAGATGCTAATTCAAAAATTCAAGCTTCTTATAATTATTTTGAAACTGATATCTCAAATGCAATTAAACTTTTAGCTGAAGCAGAAAAAGCTTGTCCTTATGCATACAATCTCTACAATACTTTTGGCTATGCCTATAAGAAAATCAAAGACTATTATCAGGCAGAAAGGATGTTTAAAAAAGCTATCAAGTTGCATCCGACAAGAGGAGAAGGATATAACGATTTATCTAATATGTATCGTGAAATTAAAGAAGATAAAAAAGCCAGCTTGTGCTATAAGCTTGCTCTCAAGAAGGTTGAGAATGCCGAACAGAAATGGCAAGGTGTAAAATAAATTTTATAAACTAAATCAAATTCAATCAGGCGGCATAAAGCCACCTTTTCATTCCCTCAAAACTTTTTCTTTGGGTATTTCATAATCCATTATCCACCCTATAAGCAATTTTGTAAAATTAATGTGGGTGTTTCGGATTTTGATAATTTTTTCCTTTGCGTTTTTGTCTCTGATTTTAAATGTTACTTCCATTGTTTTTGTTGTCGTGTTCATCTTCTTCATCCTTCCATTATCTTAAGGTCCCGTAGGGGCTTTATTTCTATTAAAAAAGACGACAATTCTGCCGTCTTTCAAATCTTTATTTGCAACCGCACTAAGCTATATTTTACTAACTGGGGCATTTTTATATCCTTTTACTTTATCAAACCTTGGAACTACCCCATAAATCCAACATACTAAAACAGGCATGATATTATTAAAAAAGAGAATTGATATCAATATTTCTTTTATTATTTTGTTACAAATATTCACTAAAATTTTAAAAGTATATTACCAAGTTAGGCTATTATATTGATAAAAATTATAATATAATATTCACATGCTGCGAGTATATTTCCTATTTATCATTTTTTTAATTTCAAATAGTGCTTATTGTGCACACCAATATCCTGAAAAGATTTATCAGGAGCAGTGGTGCAAAGCGCGGGGCGGTCAAATAGAATATAAATTAAACGATAAAACCCGGGTGGATTGCCTGACTGAAAAATATGCTGTTGAATTTGATTTTGCGCCAAAGTGGCACGAGTGTATCGGACAAGCTCTTTATTACGGGCAGAAAACAAAGCGTACACCAGCTTGTGTCTTAATTATGGAGCGGGGCGAAAAAGATATAAAATATTTAAGGCGTCTTCGTTATGCCGTTTATAATAAAAAGAAAATTCCTGAGTTTAGGTCTTTTACGATAAAGCCTGAAAATATTTCCGGTTTTGAATAAAAACTATCTGTTTGAGTAATAGACAATTGACTAATCTTTGTTATTCTTATTATGTAGGCTAACAACCTTGCCGCTGCTCCCAGTATAGGGCATTCTTAAATTCCGTGAAACAATCGGGGGGTGAGCTGAACGGAGCGGGATAAAGACCAAAGGCGGAGCTTAGCTTTTTGCGCCCTTTTTTTGGGCTTTTTTATCTTTTTGCTGTTTTATAGTGGAGGTTTTCTTCTATGCTTTCTTGCTGTGGTAAGAGTTTTACTGCTTCATACAAATTTTATGTTGAAGCAAAAGATGCTCATTCTAAAAAAATTGAGTTTTCATATTGTCCGCATTGCGATAATGCGGTTTTTAAAGAAATAATCACACTCCCTGATGGCAGCATCAGAGAAAGCGCACAACAAAAAGGTATTAAGGCGGAAGAAATGTTTGAAAAAGCGAAGTTTAACCGCCTTAATTTTCTTGATAGGTTGAAACAGGGAAGTAAAACCAATCAAAACTGGTTTTATGGTGATTTTAAAAAATCGGATAAAAAGGATGACCGCGGCAATATTATTTTATTGCAGCTAAAACGCAACTTTAACGGCGAAGCTATTATATTAGGAGAAGCACCTGTTACTTATGCCTGATGAATTTAATAAACTAATTACATATCTTTTAGCTATTGCAAATTTTGCAAAGGATATTCATTATTCTTGCCACGGGGAAGCTTTCTATGGCAAACATTTATTTGCAGATAGAATCCAAGAAAATATTTCAGAATTTATTGACCAAATAAAAGAAATTTGCTTGCTTGGAAATGATATTGAACCTTTAAGCTCAATTGAATATTTGAGAAAAGCGGCTGATATTATTCCTGTTAAAAACCCCAATGACGATAAAGTAAATTTTAAAGAAATGCAAAATCTTATGATTGAAACCCTTGGGCTTATTGATAATATGGAAAATATGACAAAGGGTGAAGAAAATCTTATTGGCAACATTGCACAAGATATTCAGAATAATTTAGGCTTAATCAATTTACAGGTAAAAGAATGAAACTATTTTATTTTTTAAAGCATATTTTACAGGATTATAGAAGAAAAAGGGCGTTTAGAAGATTAAAGAAAAGTCTTGAAAGAAGCGCAACCACTATAAAGGAATGTTCTGTAATATATAAAGAAATTTATCCGCCTGTCGATGTTTATATTTTGCCTTGCTATAGTAATCATAATTGAGGTTTTATGGCAAAAAAACTTGATAAAAAACAGAAAGATTTTTGCAAATTCAAAGCTCAGGGTTTTTCAAATGAAGAAAGCGCTATAAAAGCAGGTTATGCAAAAACGACCGCTAAAACAAAATCTCATCTTTGGTTAGAAAAAAGTGAGATTAAAGAAGAGATTGAACGTTTACAAAAAATTACTCAACAAATGGCTGATGAAAAATTCAAATATGATGTTGAAACCTCATTTAATAAACTCAATCAAATACAGGAGTTGGCACTACTTCCAAATGAAAAAGGCGATTATTTAAACCTTGCTTCAGCAATAAAAGCGGAGGAACTAAAAGGCAAGCTTTATGGTTGTTATGAAGCTGATAACAAGCAAAAGACTACCCCAATGACGATTAATTTCACAAGGGATTATGATTGAACAGACCAATAAAGTACAATTCAATAAAATCTTTAAAGAATTTAATGAAACAAAATGTCGCTACCGTGTTGCAAAAGGTTCAGCAGGTTCAGGCAAATCCGTCAATGTTGCCCAAGATTTCATAATGAAACTCTCTGACCCCTGTTATAAAGGGGCGAACCTTCTTGTTTTGAGGAAAACTTATGATAACAACCGTGACACAACTTTTGCTGAGCTTGAGGGCGCTATAAACCGTATCTTTGGAGAATATGCTAAAGGAATTTGGCAAATCTCAAAAAGCCCGCTTATGATGGAGTGCAAAACCACAGGAAGCCGCATAATCTTTCGCGGCATGAATGATGATAAGCAGCGGGAAAAGGCAAAATCTATTACCACTAAAACAGGTAAGCTTACTTGGATATGGATTGAAGAAGCAACTGAGTTTGAAGAAAACGACATTGATATTCTTGATGACCGTCTTCGTGGCGATTTAACGGCTATCAATCCTAATCTGTATTATCAAATGACTTTTACCTTTAACCCCGTAAGTGCGGCACACTGGATTAAGGCAAAGTTTTTTGATAGCAAAGACCCCGATTTTTTTACCCACCATTCAACTTATCTTAATAACCGATTTATCGATGAAGCATATCATCGCCGCATGATGAGAAGAAAAGAGCGCGACCCTGACGGTTATCGGGTTTATGGTCTTGGCGAATGGGGCGAGCTTGGCGGCTTAATTTTTACCAATTTTGAAATTAAAGATTTTGTTGCAAGTCCTGATATGTTCGATTCTATGTATATCGGACAAGACTTTGGCTTTAACCATGCCAACGCTATTTTGACCCTTGGATTCAAAGATGGCGATGTTTATATCTGTAATGAAATTTATGTGCATGAAAAAACCAATGCGCAGATTATAGAACTTGCAGAAGGTAAGCTTGATAAAAACCTTGTTATGTGGTGCGACAGCGCTGAACCCGATAAAAAGGAAGAATGGAAAAGGGCTGGATATTACAGAGCTCAAGGGGTTACAAAAACTCCATTTCAAGAAAAAAATGTTCTTGCTGGAGTTACTAAAAATTCCTATATTCTCTCTCAAATTAATTGGCTCAAGCAGCGCAAAATCTTTATTCATCCAACTTGCGTAAATACCATTAAAGAAATTCAACAGTGGAAATGGAAGAGGGATAAAGAAACCGGCAAATATATAGATGAGCCTGTTGATATTTTTGATGATGCAATGGCAGCCCTTCGCTATGGATGCACAACCAAAATGCAGCAACAGGTATCGATTTTAGAAGTTTTGTAATGGCTAAAAATAAACACAAAAATACTGTTAATAATTCTAAACCGAATGTAGTTAATAACGGGCTTGAAGCGGCGCTTGATTTGCCTTCAAATAATTATTTGGCTAATCCCCTCATAAACCCTGCAACCCTTTTTTATAATTCTTCCCCCGTATTATTAACCCTTTTTTGGGTGGAATTAACCTACGCTTATAAATCAAACGGTTTTATTCAAACCGCAATAAATCAAATTGTAGATGATGCTTTTCGCAACGAAGGTTTAATAATTGATACTAAAACCCTTGATACCGATGAACTTGAACTTTTGCGCCAAACAATGGAAGATGAAGGAGATATTGAAGCTCTTAAGGATTGCATCCGTTGGGGTCAATTATATGGTGGTGGTGTATTAATTGCAAATACTGACCAAGACCCGAACCTTCCTTTGGACGAAAAACAATTAAAAGGCAAACGCTTAAAGTTTATGGCATCAGACAGGTGGCAATGTACCCATCACGGCATAGCTCCTGAACTTGCCAAAACCTTTACGCTCGTGGATAATATCCAGAACCCGGGAGGGGAAAGCCTTATAATTAATAGCAGTCGTATTGGTATTTTTACAGGCGTTAAAGCTCCGCATCTTTTGCGCTCAATGCTTCAAGGATGGGGGCTTTCAATCTTTGAAGCCATTATTCCGCCCTTAACACAATATCTAAAATCAATGGGTGTTACTCTTGAATTACTTGATGAAGCAAAGATTGATATAATTAAAATCTTTAATTTAGCTACGCTTTTAATGTCTCCCGATGGTGAAGCGCAAGTGCGTAAACGCTTGCAGATTGTGACCGATAACAAAAATTATAAATCATCCATTGCAATGGATAGCCAAGATGAATACGACCAAAAGCAAATAAGCTTTTCGGGGCTTCCTGAAATGATTGTTCAAATTCAATATCTGGTTTGTGCGGCTTTAAAACGTCCGTATTCAAAAATATTTGGCAAAGGTTCAAGCGGTTTTTCAAGCGGAGATGATGACCTTGAAAACTATAATACCATTGTTGATGCTGAGATAAGAACACCAGCGAGACAGCTTATTAAATGGATGGTAGATTTAAGATGTTTACAGCTTTTTGGGCGCAAGCTTCCTGATTTCCGCCCGAAATGGAAACCTTTAAGGGTAATGTCGGAAAAGGATGAAGCCGAAATTAAAAGCCGTAAGCTTGCCGATTATCTACAGCTATCTGACCGTCAAATTATGACAAAACAACAGGTAGCTCAACATTTGACAGAAGAGGGTATTGTTTTGTTTTCTCCTGAAGAAATCGCTGCCATTGATAATACTTTTGAGCCCGATGATTATAATAATATTGAGGATCTGTTGATTGACTAAGGTTGAAACTTTAAGACCCGTTGAAGTAAGTGATTTTTATATAAAACAAATCACAAACGGAATGAAGCGGTATTTTAAAGAAAATATCTTTGATGAAATCTTTAAAATCCTGAATGATAATAATGTTGTAAATTCAGCTTCTGATATTATTTCAGCGTTAAAATCCGGGCGGATTTATTATTCAAACGGTGCTTTTAGGACTGAAAACACCTTTTCAAATAAAGTGGCAACAACCCTTGAAGCCTTAGGGGCGCAATATCGATATGGTGCTTATTATATTGAGCGCTCTTTTGTTCCGCTTGAAATTGAAAATACCATTGCTCTTGTTGCGGTCCGTGAAGCTGCTAAGGTTGCGGCTTTAAATAAATTCTTCCTTGATTTGCCCTCAAACCTTGAAAAATTAACTCTTGATACTTTTATTGAAAAAGCGGTGGATAGGACCTTTAAGAAGTTTGAAATCGACCTTTTAAAAGCAGCTGAAGAAAAGAAAATCCCTACGATAAGTGTCGGTTTTAATGTTTCGCCAAATGTCAAGGTTTCAAAATCTGAAGAAAAAAAGATTGATGATTATTGGAAAAATATTAATAAGCAGGAAGATGAATTAAAAGAAGGTATTAATAAAGCAAAAAAAGACAAAGACAAACAAACCGAAACTAATTTAAAGGACCAACTAAAAGCACTGACAAAATCATCACGTGAAAATGCACCACAGCTGTCTATTGATTTTAATAATTTTAATTTAGATAAACAATCTCAAAAAATTGCCCAGGATTATGTATACAATATGCAATATTGGGTGAAGAAATGGGAAGCAAAAGAAATTATCAAAATGCGGCAAGATGTCGCAAAGATGGTTTCAGAAGGCGCGAGAGTTCCAACTCTTAAAAAGTATTTTCAAGAACGCTGGGGAATATGGGGGCATAAAGCCGAGTTTCTTGCAATAAATGAAAGCCATTTGGCGGGCTCTGTGATTTCTGCAACGCGTTACCAAGGCATGGGTTTTACTCATTTTAAATGGGGCAGAAGTTCATCCAAAGAAAAGCGCAAACTGCATGAGGAATACTACGGCAGAGTTTTTGCATATGACAACCCGCCTGTAATTGATAAAGACCTTAACATAACAGGGCTACCCCGTCAAATTTGGAACTGCAAATGTCATATAAGACCCGTTATAAACAGGTCATTTTTTGAAAACTCAAGAAAAATTCAAAATGCTAAAAGAAATATTTTTAAAAAAGCTTGGCACACAATCCAAAACAGTGTCCAATGCCATAATAACCATTGGCGATATAGACGATTCGGGGAAGGGCAAGCGGTTTAAAAGCCGTTTTATTCAGCCGGGGCTTGCGGGATATCCGGGTCAATACGGGAATGTCCTTGTTAAAAAAGAAACATTGGATGAATGCTTAAATAGCATTATTGGCGCCCCTGTTATTATTAACCATCAGGATATTAACGAAAATAATGCGGATGATGCGCGTGTTGGTGTTATCTCAAATGCTTATTATAACGAAAAAGACGGTTGGTATTGGTGTGAAGGGGTTATTTGGGACGAAACCGCACAAAACCTCATAACTGATAAACACTGGTCTGTTTCCTGTTCCTATGATTATCTCCAGGAAGACAATGAAGGTGGGACAGAAAACAATATCTCATATGACAGAGAATTTACAAAGCTAAATTTCCGTCATCTCGCCCTTGTTAATAACCCCCGCTATGAACGGGCAAATATTGTATTTAACAGTAAGACAGTGCAGAACGGCGGAGATGGGTCAGGTAACTTTGACCATGATGGCAGACCCGGCAAAGTGGGCGGAAGTGCATCTGATAGTGGTAATATTGTTGATTTATCTAATAAATTTAATAAAACACCGACTATTCAAGAAGTTAAAAGCTATGTTAATGAATTGGTTCAAAAAGGTGCTAAATTTACCACCCTTTCACCCGATTGGTATGTTGATTTAAAAGTTAATTCTAAAGCAAAAAAACATATTATTTATTCCAGTGAATGGAATAAGCTTAATCGTACTGAAAAAGATAGACACAACCAATATGTGAAAGATTTAGAAAAGTTATTAAATAATGCAGAATACATTGGAGAAAAACTCAATTCAAAGCAAAGCAATAAACCAAACGTTGAAAAATATCATTATTTTAAAACAATTGCGAAAATCGGGCAAAATTCTTATGAAATAATTTTTGATACAGAACAACACAAAGGTGATAACACACAAAAGCCGCAAACAGTGCACTTATACAATATACATGAAATTAAAGAAGTTCCCGTTCGCTCAGGGTCAGGTAAAAACCACCCCATTAAACATACGATTGGGAACTCCAATATTATATTAGCTGATTTTACACCAAATTTCAACCCGTCTGTAACAAAACATGAAGCAATAAAGGAGCAAGATATGGCATTAATTGATGAACTGGAAAACCTAATCAGAAAAGTAAGAAATAACAAGGAGGATAATATGGAAAAAGAAAAAGACAAAGAAGTCAACAATGAAGATGTTGATAAAAGAGAAATTCTACGCGAAGTTGATGCTATCGCTATGAAGCCTGTTTCAGAATTTAAAGGCGGCGCTGAAGAAAAATTCAGAACTATAACCAAAAAGCTTGAAGAATTGAGTTACAACAAATCTTCAAGAGGCACTGCCGATAATTCGGATGATGAAGGCTGTAAAGATAAAGAAGTTAAAAACGAAACCGAAAAAGATAAAGATGAGGTTAAAGACCTTGAAAAAGATTTGAAGAAAGATGTTGAAAATTCCATCAATAATTTTAAACCTGATTATTTCGAAAGAATAAATAAAATCTATAATGCGGCAAATGAACCGCCAAAAGACCATACAGAGTATGTTTCCAGGGCGGACAGATTAAAAGCTGCTGAAGAATATTTCGGATAAATTCCCATTTTCTCATTAAAACTAACAAATAACATCAGGGGACCTTTGAGGTCCTCTTTTCAATGCAATTTTTAAAAGGAGGAGTTAAATAAATGGCAACCAACATTTCCCTAAACCAGTTTGCCCCAAATGCCCCGATAGCTGGGCTTTATTGTTATATGGCAAACTTACCGCAACTGCACAATATTATTGTGTCCAAAAATCAAGAAACACCGCTTTATTCAGGCGCTGTTGTTACTCTTGACCCTGCTGCAACCAATCCGCACGCATCGGAAGTTCTGCAAGCACAGCCGACTGACTCTGTTTATGGCGTTGTTTCTTTTAACCCGATTGGCAACCAATTCGGCTTTGTTGAAGGGGGTTACACTACATCTGACAGAGTTTCCGTTGCTCGTGAAAATGACATTATTTTTATGCCGGCAGCAGGAGCAATTGCAGAAGGTGCAAAACTTTATTTTACGGCTGATAACGAAGTAACATCCACCGCCGCCGCAGGAAATTCAATTGTAGGTATTGCGACTACACCTGCAAAGGCAAAGGGCGATTTTGTAAAAGTTCAGCTTAAATTTGAAACAACAGGAGCAACAGGAGGTGAAGGCTAATGACAGCAGCATCAAATAAAATCGGTGTTTTGACAACCGAACAGTATAAGAATAAATTCAGGGTAGATAATGCTGTAGCATTTGCAAACCCTCAAAGCTACGGGCTTGAAAGAGCTATAACAACTCTTACCCAGCTTGTAGCGGGTGTCCAAAGACAAAAATTCTACACTGTGGCAGAGTCTTTGCCAACTTATGTTCCAATCGAAATGGGAACAGGCGCTTATTCAAGGCAGCTTTTCCAATACAGAGTGGCGCAAGTTGGTGACAGCTTTGAAGCAGGTATTGTGCAGCCCGGAAACGGTATTAACAAAGATACAAACCTTGATATCGTAATTGACGGCGTTTCCATCAGAAATAATTTCTGGAGAATGAAATACGAAGCATCGAAAGAAATCCTCGAAATGGCAAGAGTGAACGCTGTTGATTTTTCATATATTGAAGAGCAGGAAATTGCCCGTAAGGAAACCGTGGATAAAGGTATTCAAAAAATTACCTTTATGGGAACTGATGATGGTTTAAACTTCGGGCTTTTAAATCAACCTGAAGTTACAATCAATACATCATTGCTCCCTGTAAGCATTCAAAATATGACGATTGAGCAGCTGACAAACTATGCTAAAACTGCAATTTCAACATATTTTGTAAATACTAATTCAACCGTATTTCCAAATACCTGGTTGATGCCAACCGCAACATATATGTCTTTGGGTGTTCCTATTAATCCTGAATTCCCGATTGGAACGGTAAGAGAATATTTAGAAAAAGCATTTATTGCAGCCGGTGCTCCTGCTGATTTCAAAATTCTCCACACTGTTTATAACAACACAGCGGGTACAGGTGGCAGAGGCAGACACGTTCTATACAATCGTAACCCTCAAACACTTACTATGTATATTCCAAAACCGTATACACCATATCCTTTATATCCTTCAGGTTCTTTGGATATGATTTCGGATGCTGAAATGCAGTTCACAGGCGTTTGGGTAAAACGTTCAGCTGAATTATTATACTTAGATGAAGCGGCATAAGGAGGCAAAATGAGACTATACAACAAATCAAAAAGAATATATCAACATTCTTTTTATAACAAAGAAAACAAGCTGGAAGTTCTGAATCTTAAACCAGGTCAAAATGCTGAAATCCCCGCCGAGGTTGCCAAACTTTGGTTAGAAACCAGGGATGTGGTTGAATATGTTGACCCAAAAGAAGCCAAAGCTAAAGAAGCTAAGGCAGAAGGTGAGAAAAAAGCTCTTCAAAAAGAGAACGAGGACCTTAAGGCAAAAATAGCACAACTTGAAGCGGAAGCCAAAGCTAAAGAAGCTAAGGCAGAAGGTGAGAAAACCTCCAAAGATAAACAATAAGGAATAATGGGGAAATTATGGCAAGTATAGAAAATATAACGGTTGAAGACTTTAAAAATCTATTCACGCGTGATTTCCCCTATCTTCCTTTATATGAGGAAGGCAAAGCCTATTTCATTAACGATATTGTTTATTTCAACAATAATTTCTACAAATCCTTGATTGACGGGAATTTAACCTCCCCCGATAATTCAGATAATTGGGAATTAACAAATGATAGCGTTGATAATTATATTCAAGACAGTGACATTTTAAGAGCTTTTGCTGAGGCAAAAATCAATTTTAACCCTAACTTCTTTAAGGATGATGAAACTGCCATAATGGTTTTTTGTTATCTTACAGCTCATTATTTGATAATTGATTTAAACAATGCTTCAAATCCTTTGGCGCTTGGCTTTATGGGTTTTACCCAATCAAAAAGCGTAGGGTCTGTTTCTGAAACCTACGGTATTCCGCAATGGATGTTAAATAATCAATTATTAAGCGCCTATGCTCAAACAGGTTACGGCAGGAAATATTTAAGCCTTATTCAGCCTTATTTAATCGGCAATATTATTTTGACCCCGGGGAGAACCACATTTGGGTAGGATTAATAAAACCAGAATAAGATATGGCAAACTTTCAGATGTTATTCAAAAGCTAAATAAGAAAATTTCAATTCGGGTGGGGATTATTGGTCCTGAAGCTTCTAAAAAAGTAGAAGGGGCTGACCTTAATATGGCGGAACTTGGCGCAGTTCATGAATTTGGAGCGCGTATCGCCGTTACTGAAAAAATGCGGGCATTCTTGCATTATATGGGTATTCATCTAAAAAAAGATACAAAGGAAATTGAAATTCCTGTCCGTTCTTTTTTAAGAGAAGCACTTTTAACGCCCGAAGGAAAAAAAGCTTTACAAGTATGGAATATCTCCGAAAAAGAAGCTTTAATTGAATATCTTAATAGCGATAGCGCCTCTGCTGAAGTTTTAGCAAATGCCATAGGGCAAAAGGCGCTTGATAGAGTTTTAAATGCTTTTGATACGGGCGGATTTGGCAAATGGAAACCAATAACGGAATTTACCCGAGAACACAGAAAGGGTGGGGCTGACAACCCGCCGCTTGATAGCACAGGGGATTTAAGAGATTCTATCACATTTGAGGTAAAAGAATTATGAAGAAAAAAGAAAATATAAAAGAATGTGCAAATTGTGCACATTTCAACGATAAGAAATGTACTCATCCAACAAACATCGGGATTGAGATTAAATATAGAATTGAAACAACTTTGTTTTTAAAAACACCTGAAGAATTAAATGCAGACAACAACTGTAAGAACTACCATGAAAAGTCTTAATTTTCAGAAAGCAAAATTAAAAAACAGGCGTGGTAAATGCTTGCTCTACACTCCAACCTCTCTTTAATCTATACCAAAGGGTAGAACGATTTATTTTAAGAATGTCCGCCCATTCAGATAATGTGTATGTCTGATTATTGAAAAATATTAAATGATTATTAGTTCTGTTATTGGCTTGTATTTTTGCATTTACCCAAGTACAATTTAATGGTTCATAATTTCCATTAACATCAATTCTTTCTATGGTTAAATTATCTTGATAACCGTTTGAAACAGCCCACTCATAAAAAGCATTAAAGTTGCCTCTCCATTCATTACACATTGCAATACCTCTTTTGCCATAATTTGAGTATCTTGCACAATTAACATCGTAACAACGTGTTTTTATGCCGCGCCATATACGATATAACCGATGTGATAGTGTTCTTTTGGTTGCTAATATTTTATTCCGAACTTCTTTACCATAACAACCGCAAGATTTTGTTTCTAAACTAATTAATCTTTCACGTCTAACTACGGTAATATTACCACATTTGCATTGACATTTGTAAAAATAAAAATAACCTTTTGAAGGGTTGGGATGAAGTTTTTTATGACTAAAGCTTAACACTGTTAGTCTATTAAATTTCTTTCCTACAATATCATTTACATTAATACGTTTCATAAAACAACCTCCCGATTGTTAATCCAAGTAATAAATAATGGGCAGGTGGTTGGATATTCCACTTTTCCGGTGCGACCGTAGCCCACAGTAATATTCTAACATAAAAATGAAAAAATTAAATTTTAATAAACCCAAGAATATAAATGCTGCTTTGGCTTTTCCTAATATGGCGACTACTCTTTACGGTTGGGAAGTTCCCTTGACCTTGGAAAAGATTATTCAGGATGTTGTTGAAGGGGATTTAGTTACAACTACACAGCAAATTAATTTTAAAGGCGTTTGGCAGCCCCTAAAAGATGAAGCGTTGCAATTCAAAGAGCCTGCCCAAAGAAGTTGGGAGTGGATTTGGATTCATGCAGTATCCGGCACTTTAAACCTTGAAACAGCAGATAAAGTTATATTCAACCAAAAACGGTATAAAATCGTTGAGAAAAAGGATTATAGCCTAAATGGTTTTATTGAATATCAGTTGGTTAGAGATTATGAAAATTTAGAAACCGCATCTGATGCAAAAAGAAATTGAAAAAATATTTGTTGATATTATAAAGCACGAGCTCAATTTACCCGATAATTATGGCAAAACAAGCAAAGGCGATATTATCCCCACAGTTATAATTGCCGCTCAAAATATCAAATTATTTAATACGAATAAACTTCAAATAACTGTTAAAACTGTTTCGTCTCATAATTATTCAAATAGAAGCGAGGTTAAGCAAAACCCTAATAACCTCGATGAATTTCTTGAAATTCAAGATTTAAATCAATCCCGTTTAATGCAGATTGACATTTATTCAAGAAATAACGATGCCCGTATTCGATATCCTGAAGTTGCGATGGCGCTCAATTCCAATTATGCCAAGCAGCAGATGGATTTATACAATTTTAAAATCGGAACAATAACAAACGATATAAACCTTTCAGGGCTTGATGGCGGTTCCGATATTAACAGATTTACTATTTCATTTAATGTGCTTGTTCACTATCAGAAAATAACCCCCATTCCCTATTATGACAAATTTCAAACCGATTTGGACGGTGAACAAGGTCAAATAGCGCAAATTAACATACCACAATAAATTAAGGAGTTTAAAATGGCTTATTCTTACGAAGTCCCTTTGAGCTATACCGTGAATGTGTCTTTAACTGCCACACCTTCAGGCTTGGCGGATTTTAACACAAACAGTATAGCAATTTTTACAAATGAACCTGCGGCTTTTTCGGAAAATTATCAGGCATATATTCGACCTTCTGCGATTGAAGCTGATTTTGGTACAAATTCTCTGACCTTTAAAATGGCACAGGCTTTATTTACCCCTGTTCCCAATTTTAGAACGGGCGGCGGATATTTGTATATTTTCCCGTTTAAAGGAACAAATGCCACTGCAGGAAGTTTAACCACGGCAGATATTTCAGCCAATGTTGAAAATTTCAAAACCGTTACAAACGGCGCATTAAATTTAACAATCGATGGTACGGTAACTCAAATCTCCGGGCTTGATTTTTCAAGCATAAACACCTTAGCTGATATTGTAACGGTTATCCAAAACCAAAACCCCGATATTTATATCAAAGCAGGGGAAAATTCAATCACCTTTGCATCAAGACGTTTTGGCGCAGACAGTGGGGTTTTAATAAGCGCTGCAACTGGTGAAGATATAACCGATTTGTACGGTGAAAATTATTTCAACGGTGCGACTGCTACTGTGGTTCAAGGCACCGATGCAACAGGACAAACACTGGCGGAAGCTGTAAGGGCAGCACAGCAGCAAGTATATTTTGGAGGGGTTTTATCAACCCAGTTTACGGGAAACGATGAAACACTTGCAAATGCTCAAGCTATTCAAGCTCTTGATTGCACATATTTTAACGAGATGACGTCTTTGAAAAATATGGCGATTTTGGGAAAAAATATTCAGGCTGCGGGCTTAGGCAAAACCCGTTCTCTTGCTTATTCCAATAACCCTGAGGATGCTAAAATTGCAATCGCTTCTTACGCTACTATCGCAAAATCCGTTAATTATGAAGGCTCTGATACCGCAAACACTATGAACCTTAAAACCTTAACGGGCGTCCTCCCCGATAGCGGTTTATCCGACACTTATGTTTTATCTGCAGCAACAAACGGTGTAGATATTTATGGCAACACAGGCGGACTTTCCGTTGTTTATTCAAATGATAATAACGGCTTTACGGATGATATTGAAGCTAACCTCTGGACTAAAAAGGCAATGGAGGTTAACGGCTTCAATTATTTAAGACAAACAAATACTAAAATTCCGCAAACCGAATCAGGCATGACAGGACTTAAAAATGCTTATGAGCAAGTTTGTGAAAGAGGAGTAAGAAACGGAACAATAGCCCCCGGGACTTGGAATGGTGCAATACCGTTTGGCGACCCTGAAGATTTCAAAAGAGCAATTGAAGAAAGAGGTTATTATATTTATTCAATCCCTATTTCTCAACAATCTCAAACAGATAGAGAAAAAAGGAAAGCACCTGTTATTCAAATTGCAATTAAGCGCTCAGGCGCTTTGCACTTTAGCGAAGTAATTATCAACGTAGAAAGGTAATAAAAATGGCAACATATGCACTAACAGGTAATGATGATTTATTTTTAAATCTTCGCTCATTTAAGGATTTTTCGGATAATTCCACAATAAGCATCACTTTCCCAAATGAAAAGGTCGGGGTTTCAACCGGTAAAAACGGTAATACCACCTATGCAACAAATACACAGGGCGAAAACGTGCAAGTAGAGCTTAGGATTGTTGCGGGGTCAAAGGATGACCAATGGCTTAACGGTTTAAGCCTTCAACAGACAAATGACCTTCCAAGCTTTGTTCTTTTAAATGGCTCCTTCTCAAAAAGAGTGGGGGATGGCTTCGGTAAAGTTAAAAGAATAAATTACATCCTTCAAGGTGGAGTTTTCAGACAAAATGTCGATGGGCAGGAAAACTTGCAAGGTGATACAGAGCAAGGAACTGCCGTTTACAGAATGACCTTTGCACGCGGTATCAGGACAATAGTTTAAGAGGTTTATTTATGAATATTATAACTAAAAATTCAGGAGTTGAGGTTGAAATCAAAGCGGCAAGCTTTAAGGAAGCTTCAAATCTTAAAAAAGCAGCATTCAAGTGTCTTAAGGATGTAGGAATATTAAAAGATGTCGATTTAAGTTCTTTAAAAGATTTGAATGTTGCAGGGCTTATTGATAAAGGAATAGATTTATTACTGTCTGCAGATATCTCGGATGATTTTGAAAGAAACTTGTTTGAATGTCTTAAATCTTGCACGGTAGAAAAGGATGGGGTAAAAAACAAAATTACTTCAAACCTTTTTGATGAAATGCCGGAGCTTCAAGAAGATTATTATGAGATTGCATCAAAATGTATTGAGGTAAATCTCTACCCTTTTTTAAAGAGCCTTGTTTCAGAGTTCAAAACCCGCTTGAAGACACCGACAGAAGAAAACCAAACGCCAGAATAACGGCAAGCTTTGAAACCATCGTGTCTTGCACTCTTGCAAAGTCAAACTATTTTAACGGCAACCCCGAAACCGTTTTAAATTCCCCCTGCAATATCGTAATGGATGCTTACCATTACGAGCTTTTTACCAGGGATTATGAAAACACATCTTTTGAATTAAATAAAGGAAACAAATAAAATGCCTTCATTGGGTGAATTATTTATTCAACTTGGCGTTATTGGAGACACAAAAGAACTCGATGTTCTTCAAAAACGCCTTGATAAAGCGGCAAAAGCTACGGCTGATTTCGTTAAATCTTTGGATGATGAGATAAATTATCTACTAGAAGTGGCATTGGAAAAGCAAGCTAAACTGGTGGCAGAGTACAGAAAAATAAATAGCAAAGTTAATCCCTTGATAGTTATTCAACTGCCAAATAAATCAGAGTCGTTA